TTATGCACCCACGCCGTCTAGGTTTCTTACTATCTGGCCTTGATGGATCAAATCGCCCATTAGTTGTACCAAACGCCTATAACCCAATCAATGCAATGGGTACTGGCAATGGCACACCTTCATACGGCGCAACCGGCTACTCAATTCTTGGCTTGCCAATTATTGTTGATGCTAACATTGCAACAAACATTGGTGCATCTACAAACCAAGACACAGTCTTTGTTGTAGATCTAAATGAGTGTCACTTGTTTGAGGAAACAAATGCTCCTACTTATGTGACATTTGAAGAGCCAAACGGCAAGGTAGCAATTAACATTGTGCTATTCGGTATGTCAGCATTTACAGCTGAGCGTTATCCAAAAGCAATTGCACAAATTAACGGCACTGGCTTGGCAACACCAAGCTTCTAAGTAAAAAGCTTCTAAGCCCCTTACCCTTCCAAGGGGCTTAGATCCTGACTATGGTCGGTATTTAAGAATTGGAGTTTGCTTAATGTCCCAGAGCACTTTAGGTTTTGGATACCGGCCATGGCTATAACAAATGGCTACGCAACACTTGCAGGCATTAAGGCTTACTTGTCTATCTCAGACTCAACAGATGACACTTTACTTGAAACTTTAATAGAGTCAGCATCACGCTCAATTGACAAGATTGCCAACCGCAGATTTTATGCAGACAGTACAGTGCAAGTACGCCTTTACAGGGCTTACTCAGATGTATTTGTTTATACGGATGACATTAGTAGCACTACTGGTCTTATTGTAAAAGTAGATGAAGCCGGCAATGGCACCTACACAAAAACACTAACACTAAACACAGATTTTATTATGGATCCACTTACAGCTGAGGCTTTGGGCAGACCCTTCACACAATTGACTATGGTTTCTAATACTGAGTCTTGGCCGATATTTCCCGGCCTGACACAAAACGGCTTACGCCCTGGGGTGCAAGTCACAGCCAAGTTTGGCTGGCCATCTGTACCAAGTGATGTCAATGTAGCTTGTTTAATTCTTACAGCGGATTTATATAAGCGCAAAGATGCACCCGGCGGTGTGTTAGGTCTTGGTGATCTAGGAGTTATCCGCATGTCCCCAGTAGGCAGAGATGTGTCACAAATGATTAGGGCTTATCAAAAGATTGCTATTGCCTAATGGTGCCAAGTACAGTAAGGACAAATCTCAAAACAGCTCTCACAGCTATTACCGGTTTACGTGTAATGGATTATGTGCCTGACTCTACAAATGTGCCTACCAATAATGCTTTTGCAGTTATTGGTCAATTGTCAATGAACTATGACTACACACTTAACAGAGGCTTTGACTCCGCAACCTGCAATATAATTGTCATGGTTGGTCGCATGAGTGAAAAAGATGGGCAATCAAGATTGGATGGGCTACTCAGCTCATCTGGTTCAACCTCAATTAAAGCCGCTATTGAGGCTGATAAAACACTAAGCGGTGCAGTGCAAACTTTAAGAGTTGTGTCTGCATCACCCGGCACAATAACATCCGCTAGTATTGATTACCTAAGTTATCAGTATTCAGTGGAATTGATAGGTTAGCGAAAGGAAAAATATGGCCATATTTATGGGTAATAAAGTAGCCGTCATTGTAGGTACATCAACCATATCTTCATTTGTCAGCACTGTAAGTCTTAACCGCGAAGTAGAGGCAGTAACTATAACTGCCATGAACGATACTGTTCAGAATATGATTGGTGGCATTGAAGTGTCATCTCTCAGCATGGAAATCTTCAATGATTTTGCGGCAGCCTCAGTGAACAGTCTTTTTGAAGATGCGATTGGCTCAAAACTGGCAATCAAATTGATCCCAGTAACCGGTACAGTCACAGCTACAAATCCAAGTTATTCTATGTCATGCTTGATCACCCAATGGACACCCATTTCAGGATCAACAGACAGTGCAGCCTTGGCTAGCGTGACTTTTCCAGTCACAGCTTTAACAAAAGCAACAAGCTAAAAAGAAAAGGTGGGACATGCACAAGATTGAAATAACAAAGAAAGACGGCAAGAAGATTACTTATGATCTTACGCCATCTGTCAAAGTAGCCTTTGAGGCTGAGTTTAAGACAGGATGGCGTAAGAGATTAGGTGAACTACAAATGGAGTCTGATTTGTGGTGGCTTGCTTGGCGATTGGAAAAAGATCTAGGCAAGACTGAACTAGCCTTTGGTGATGATTACATCAATCAATTTATAGATGTTGATTTGTTGTATGAAGCAAAAAATGGCTAGACCGACATGGTCAAATTTGGGAAGTCGCCGCCATTTCGGTTAGCACAGGTATTAGCCCTAAAGATTTATTAGAGGTTGATCCGGCAGTGTATATGGCGATCAAAGCAATATTGCAAGAGCAGGCTGCAAAAACAAAAGGGACAGTCAGGCGGAAATAATGCTACAAGTACAACCAGATAGATCTCTCAAAGCTGTTTATGTAGAAAATCTTGATGAGTTGATGGAAAAATTAAAAAACATTGATCCTGACTTGCAAAAAATATTTAAGAAAGAATTACGCAAACAAATTAAACCTGTAGAAAAATTAGCTAAGAGTTTTATACCGGCTGAGGTCTTTCCTGGTTGGAGAGATACTAAACCTTACTATCCACCTACATGGGGATGGGCTTTTGATCAAACTCATAGAGGTCGCACCTATGGCAAAACAAATGAGTCAAGATGGCAATGGTCACAAGCGGATGCTGTCGCCGGCATACAAATTACAAGTGCAAAAGTTAAAGTGCAAAGAGTCAAGGGCACTAAATTTTCTGTAACAGCTTTAGCCCTTGTAAATAAATCAGTGCCCGGAATTATTTTTGAATTGACAGGCGGTGGCACTGCAAGGAGCAGAGGCAAGACAAGGAGAGTAAGTCGCAACCCTAATGCTAGTGAAGGCTTTATCCGTAAGGTGTCACAAGCTCATGGCGCGATTGCCGGAGATGGTAAGGGCAAAAGAGTTATCTATAAAGCCACAGCTGAAAAAGGCGCACAAGCTATAGCCGGTATTGAAGCTGTAAAAGACAAATACTTGGCAAGAGTATTTAGGGGTAACTAATGGCTTTAAGCTCAAATGTAGTAATTAACTTTTTAACTAAATTTGATAAAAAAGGTTTAGAGCGTGCAACAAAAGAGTTAAAAGGATTTGACAAGATAGTTGCAACAGGGGCATTTAGACTCAAATCTTTTGCGAAAGTGGGGGCACTTGGCGCGGCAGTTGGTCTAGCTGCATTGGCAAGGAGCTCTGTAAAGGCAGCTTTAGCACAAGAAATGTTAGACAAATCTGTAGAGCAATCTCTTAACTCAATCAATGAATTAGGCTCTGTAGCATCTGTCAAGACTCTTATTGCAGATTTACAAACTGCCACAAATATTACTGAGGATCAATTAACACCGGCCTTAAATGGTTTAATTATATCAACCGGTAATTTAGACAAAGCGCAAAATTTATTGAGCATTGCAATTGACACAAGTAAAGGAAGCGGAATTGATTTACTTACAGTCACAGATGCTTTAGGTAAAGCCAATAGAGGGCAATTTAGAGCTTTAGGTAATTTAGGTCTTGGCTTTAATGCAGTCACAGCCGAAGAAATGGGCTTGGCTGATATAACAGATTACCTTACTCTTAAGTTTGGCGGAGCTGCTAAGCGAGCTACAGAAACCTTTGGGTCAAAATTAGATGACCTCAAAATAAGTGCAGGTGAAGCGCAAGAAAATCTAGGGTCAGGTTTTATTACAGCTGCCGAAATTATTATTGGTAGTAGTAATGCGACAGATGTGTTTGGTTCAAAACTTGAACAGTTAGGATTAAATGGCGGATATATTCTTGTATCTATAGCCGATAAAGTACAAAAGATTAGCGATAAATTCACAGATATTGCAGATAAAATAGGTGCTAATAAATATTTAAAATTATTATTATTTCCTTCACCCGTAGTAGGTAAAGTCTTTGATCTTTTAGGTGATGCTTTTGGAGCTGTAGTTGCAGATGGCAAAAAAATCTCCGATAACCTTAAAAAAACTGTTGAGCAAACAGAGGAACAAAAGGCTGCGGCTGCAAAACTAGCCGCCCTGCAAGCCAAATTTGACAAGTTTGCAGCTGCCGCTTTAGATAAACAGAAAAAACTTACAAAAGAGAAGGCTGCTCAAGCTGCCCTAGATAAGAAAAGGGCAGAGCTTGAGTCAATGTTTGACATAGATAAGATCAACCTACAAGCTGCCTTGAGCCGTAAGCTATCAGGTGAGGATGAGATCCGCGTAAAATTGATGCAAAAATTAGCTGAGGGCACTGCCAAAGCTGTTGATGAGGCGCAACGCTACGCAGATGTATTAAAAGTAATTGAGGATGGTGTTATTTCTACAGAGGAAATAGACATGCTGTCAAAAAAATGGGGCATATCTACAACCGCTGTATTGCTTTACATACAACAATTGTTTGCAGCTAATGATGAGCTACGCAAAATGCTTGCTCTGCTTGATCAATTGAACAAGAAAAAAATTGAAGAGATTGTAATAAGAAATCCAAATGTCATAGGCAATGTTAATTACACAGTGCCCATTGGCACTGGCAAACCTGCCTATGGTGAAGGAGTTACACCTACCCCCTTAAGCTACATAAATTTTGGCAATGTCCCACAAATGGCAGACGGCGGCCTAGTAAGCAAACCGACAATGGCAATGATAGGAGAGGCTGGAGCTGAGGCTGTTATCCCATTAGATCGCATGGGAAGCATGGGTACAAGAGTTACAGTCAATGTAGCCGGCTCTGTAATCTCTGAGGGTCAATTGCAATCTGTTATCCAAGATGTTTTGTATAACTTAAACCGCACCGGTGCAGTCACACAGTTAGCAAACCTAGGTAGATAATGCCGGCGGCAGTATTTAAGGCGGAGATTGATTTTAGCAATGGAGCAAGCTTTGATCCTGCTCTTGTGTTAGATGATATAAATACAGTTTTAGACTCAGCTGTGTTAGGTACGGCTGCGGCGGATGTTGTAGATATAACAGCCTTTGTAACTCAGTGCTACATAAGGCGTGCCTTTAATAGATCATCTGACTCATTTATAGGTGGCAGCGCAAAAGTAGTTTTTGTTGATCAGACAGGTACTTTTAATCCTGCCAACACTGGATCACCTTTGTTTGGGAAGATTAAACCTATGCGTAAAATCCGCATGACTGCTACCTTCAACAACATTAGTTATAGCCTTGGATCTTTTTATGTGCAAGAGTGGAATTATCAAAGTCCTACAGGATTTGACCCTGCCTATGTGACTCTTAATTGTGTTGATGGTTTTCAGCTACTTAACCTAACAACCCTTACTACTGTCAGCGGTGGCAGTGCCGGACAGACCACAGCGCAAAGAGTTACAAGTTTGCTTGATGCTGGAGATTGGCCAGGTGGCATGAGGGACATATCTACAACAGCTACTACTACAGTACAAACTGACACTGGAGCTACAAGATCTTTGCTTGGCTCTTTGCAAGATATTGAACAGACAGAAACCGGGGCTTTATATGTTGATCAAAGAGGCTTTGTTAAATTTATGTCAAGGACAGACATCATTACTGACTCCGGATCTACACTGACAAAATTCTCAGATGTTACTAACTCAACTGATATAACCTATCAAAATGTTGAGTTTGATATATCTGATTACCAAATGATTAACAAAGTAACTGTTACGCCTACCTCATTGACCAGTCAGACCGCAAGCGATATAACAAGCATTGATGATTATTTTCAGCATAGTAGAGTCAGATCAGGCATTATGCAAACAGAGGCAGATGCTTTACAACAGGCTCAAATGATTATTGCCTCACGCAAAGAGCAAGGTGTGAATATACAGCTCAACTCTTTGACTGTGGATGCATTTGGTCAAGATGATCCTGCAAGGACTACAGCGGCTTTAGAGCTTGACATTTTTGACCCTATTGAGGTTACACAAACCTTACCTGCCGGCAATGTGGTTAGTGACAGTGTTATAGCTGGGGTGCAATACCAGATCACCCCTAATTCTTTTCTTGTAACATTTTCATGTGCGCAACCCTTTGCTGTGGGTTTTTTGCTAGACTCAGCCGTTGATGGATTACTTGATGAAGATAGTTTGAGCTACTAGGAGATACATGGCAAAGCAAACTTTTACAACCGGTCAGGTTTTAACAGCTGCGCAACTTACATCTTTGCAGCAGACTGCAATGTTAGGCGGAGCTGCATCTGCTAAAACAGCTTCATACACATTAGTAGCCGCGGATGCTGGTACAACAATTTCAATGACCTCTACTAGTGCTACAACAGTCACAGTTAACACAGGATTGTTTGCAGCCGGTGACACAGTATTTATACAAAATCTAGGAAGCGGTAACTTAACTATAACCGCCGGTACAGCTACAGTGGCAACAGCTGGCAGTTTAATATTGCCACAAAATGATGCAGGTATTTTGTATTTTGTTAGCACATCATCCTCAGTATTTTATGATTTTATACAGGTTGGAGCAGTATCACCATTAACTACAAAGGGTGATCTTTATGGTTTTAGCACATTAGATGCCCGTATTCCCATTGGTGCTAATAACACAGTCCTCACAGCTGACTCCGCACAAAGTCTTGGATTAAAATGGGCAACTCCTGCTGCTGGTGGTAAACTCTTACAAGTGGTTGCTGGAACAACTACCACACAAACTACAATTGCATCAAACAGTTTTACTAATACTGGATTGACTGCAACGATTACACCAACGCTTAACACATCAAAAATTTTGGTAATTTTAAATCAAAATGTGGCTATTAGTCAATCGGCTAATGCAAGTGGCTTACAAATAGGCGCACTTTTGAAATTGTTTAGAGATGCAACGGCTATTTGGGGTTCAACTGGCGGTTCGCAACACCTTTATTTTCAACTTGGTAGTAATAATGCTGCTAATCAAATTATCGCAAATGGGGCTATTGTTTATTTAGATGCACCTGCAACTACAAGTGCAACAACTTACAAAACACAGATAGCAGTTGAAGGTTCAACCACTTACAACACTGTGTATTGTCAGCCTGGTTCAGCAGCATCAAGCATAATTCTTATGGAAATAGGAGCATAATGTCATACTTATTAAAAGCAATTAAAAACTTAAAACCAACATCTGAGTTTTCTTATCAGGAAGATGATTACTCAACAGTTAAATGGGATTTATTAGATGGTGATGCACCTACTAAAAAACAAATAGATGATGAAATAAAGCGTATTAAGGCTAATGAGATTACCGAAGCGGAAGCAAAAACAACTGCTAAAGCAGCACTGTTAAACAAACTTGGTATTACTGAGGATGAAGCAAAACTTTTGCTTTCTTAATATGGATGGCAAAAATTATTGAGCTTACAAGTCCTAACGGATGGCCGGCTAGTGAAGACCGCAAAGCTATAGGCATACAATCTTTTGCTATATTTGGTACATCTCTTAAGATTGCATGTGCCAAAGATGTAGCACCAATACTTGTTGCCTTTTGTCAAGACTTTCATGTGTGGGTAGAGCCTATTGATGAAGGTCAGTTAGATGACTGGGGCTATGCTTTTCGCATGACTAGAGGATCAGATAAAGTCTTAAGCAATCACTCATCCGGTACAGCTGTAGATTTAAACGCTACAAAACACCCTTTAGGTAAGTCAAATACATTTACAAAACAACAAACAAATACTATACAATTGCTTATAGTCAAATATTCTTTGTCATGGGGCGGTAACTACAAAAGGCGTAAGGATGAAATGCATTTTGAAATAGCTTTGGACAAAGCTGGAGTACAAAATAAGATCAAAGAGTTAGGACTCAAATGAAATTAACTGTTAAACAAAAAGCAATTATTAAATCTTATGCACGCAGTTTAGCGGCTGCCACTGTCACTACAGTCTTGGCATTAGTAGCTGACATACGCCCTGAGTTATCTATTCTTGCAGGGGCTTTAGTAGCACCTTTGATTAGATATTTTGATGGACAGGATCAGGCCTTTGGCCGCAACAGTAAATGAGTCCAAATGAGTGGGCAGGTCTATCTGTAGCTGTAATAACAATCTGCGGATCATTTATTGCAGCTGTAAGGTGGCTTGTAAAACATTATTTGTCAGAGCTTAAGCCTGATAAAAATGGGCAGCATAATCTTGAAGGGCGAATTTGTCGCATAGAAAATAAGCTAGACACGCTCTATGAAATACTGATAACTAAAAACTAACCTGCATACCCTTCTCTTATGAGAAGCTGCGTGATTGTGCCAAGTAGAGGCAGACCTGAAAACATGGCTAGATTAGCTGCATCCTTTCTTGGCACAAACGCATCAATAGATCTGTATGCTGTTATAGATAATGATGATCCTAAATGGGATGAGTATGCAAAAAATGAAGACTATAAATGCTTGCCTTCCGAGAATAAAACAGGCGGTTGTGCCAAAGCTCTTAATGATGCTGCGGTGCATTTACTTGATTACAGTCGCTTCCCTCTTTATGATCTGTACATTTTCATGGGTGATGATCACCTGCCTAGATCACTTGATTGGGAAAAGTCTTTTGAAAAAGCGTTATTAGGTAAGACCGGCATTGCCTATGGTGATGATCTTTTGCAAGGACAAAACCTACCTACAGCTTTTGCAATGACCAGGGATATTGTTGATCAGCTAAGAGGTATTACTTTTCCAGGCTGCAAGCATTTGTATTTTGATAACTTTGTAAAACAATTAGGTATAGATCTTGGCTGTCTTATTTATCTGCCAGATGTAATCATTGAACACTTGCACCCGGCAGCCGGTAAAGCTCCTATGGATGAAGGCTATGAAAGGGTCAATCAACCTAAATGGTATGAGGAAGATCTACTGACCTTACAGACTTATCTTAGATCCACAGAGTATGCAGATCTTGTCTATGCACTTAAATGAAAGTCTTAATTACCGGCTCACATGGCTTTGTAGGTAGAGCCTTTAGGCGTGCCTTACCTTATGCACAATTGACTTTAGTAGATCTAAAAAATGGTACAGACTGCCGGGATTTTTTCAAGTTAGAAACAAAAAAGTATGATCTTGTAATTCACCTTGCAGCTATTGTGGGTGGTCGGCAACAGATAGAAAATGAGCCTTTAAGTTTAGCTGTAGATCTTGCCATTGATGCTGAGTTTGCCAATTGGTGCATGGTTACAGAGCAACCTTATGTAGTTTATTTTAGCTCGTCCGCTGCCTATCCAACAGACCTACAAACCTTAACAAAAAAACATAAGTTAAAAGAAAAAGATCTAAACTTTAAGAAAATTGGCGCACCTGATATGAGCTATGGGTGGGCTAAATTAACAGGGGAGATGTTAATGAGTTACCTGCGTGAGATGGGTACACAGGTCTTAATACTCAGACCCTTTAGTGGCTACGGCACTGATCAAGATATGACCTATCCTTTTCCCTCAATTATGCAGAGGGCAATACTTAACTCAAATCCATTTGACATATGGGGTAGGGCAACTACAACCAGGGACTTTATACATATTGATGATGTAGTAGATGCCGTAGTTACAATGGCGCAAAACAATTGCAATCAGACAGTCAATCTTTGTACAGGTAGGCCTACTACTTTCCTTGAGCTGTCACAGATAGCCTTAAAAACCCTTGGAATTACAAAGATGCCTAGGTTTAATATCTTGTCAGATAAGCCGGCAGGGGTCGCCTACCGCGTAGGCAATCCAACAATGATGAGTGATTACTACACACCAAAGATTAGTCTTGAGGAAGGTGTCCACAGGGCAATCTCCGGTGTTTTATGATTTACAATTAGCCCATGGCAACTAAACGCAAAGTAAAAAAAGTAGCAAAGCGTAGGCGCACAACTAAAGACACGCCTTTAACTAAATTAGATTTTTGGGCTATTGCAGCTAATGAGGTTTATCTTGCTTGCCGCAAAGCTGGTATGGATGAAAGTACAAGCCTAGCTTTTGCTATGGATCGGTCTTCATATCCGGATTGGATTGTAGATACAAAAGATCCTTTGTCTAAGCCATGGGATGATGATGAGGAATTAGATTAAGCGCGACAAGTCTTTTAACGCGAGGTACTTAATTTGTAGTGATCTACAAGTGCCATTTGAATTTACAGAGGCGATTGTCAATCTAAAAAAATTAGTTAATACATTTAAGTTTGATCTTGTACTAAATGTAGGTGATGAGTTAGATCTAAATACAATCTCTAAATACAGTCAAGGCAAAGCTGAGTCATATCAACAAACACTAAATGCTGACAGAGATCTTTGTAAAGATATTTTGTATGATCTAAAAACAGATGTAGTTTCTAGGTCAAATCATACAGATAGATTATTTAGTGCAGTAAGTCAGATACCCGGCTTGATGGCTTTACCAGAGCTGCAATATGAAAAATTTATGGGCTTTGATGATCTTGGCATTTACTTTGCTAAAAAACCTTATGAGATACCTGGCACTGACTTTGTACTCTGCCATGGGGATGAGGGCAACCTGTCCAAGATTGGCGGCTCAAGTGCGCTTAACATTGCAAAAACCTGGGGGCGGTCTGTAATTTCCGGGCACTCGCACCGCATGGGCTACACATGTCACTCAGAGGCCTTTGGTGGCCGATTACAGAGGGTTTTAGTCGGTGTTGAGGTAGGTCATACCTGTGACATGAAAAAGATGTCCTACCTGGCAAAGCGCAATTATTATGCCAATTGGCAAGCCGGGGCTGTAATTATGACTATCAGGCGTGGCAATCCTAGTTTTGAGATGATCCGCTTCAACACAGACGGCAGTTTCGCCGCGCTAGGAAAAGCCTTTGGGTAATTGCTTTTGTCAGTGGGCTATGCTTTAATTGCTTTTGTAAATGCAATTGACCTTGAAGGGGGTTGATGTGAACGCTACAGAGTATGCACAAAAGGGCTGGTATGTACTGCCACTTAAAAAACAATCTAAAGAGCCGGCTAGATTTTTACGCCATGGATATTTAGATGCAACACTTGATCAAGAAAAGATTGATCAATGGTTTGCAGATCAAGAGCTAAACATTGGCCTTGGTATCTCGCAATCTAGTTTGGTTGTATTAGATTTTGATTTTAGAAATGCTTGTAAAGATCCTAAATTTTATGAGTTATTAGATCGCTGTTTTAGATGCAACACACATGTAGTAGCTACACATGATGGCTACCACATATATTTCTATGTAGAAAAGACTATGCAATTTAAGGGCAAACTAATATCCGGCATAGATATAAAACACAAAGGTTATGTAGTGCTACCACCATCAATACATCCAAGTGGTACACAATACAAAATAGTAAATGATGTAGCACCTGTAGATCTACCAGAGGACTTGATGAAATTGATGACATGGTAATAATTAAATATGACAAGGAAAGTGGTGCGTATGTTGATAGCAAACGCACACACTTTGTAAAGGCTTCTCTGATCAGGGCATACGCTCATAAATCAATGGGTGCATCTCAGGTGAGAGGTAGGCTCTCAGCTGCAATGGTTGAGGGTTATTGGTTAGACAAGTTCAAGGAAGCGGTGAAATATGAGCTCTGAAATATATGGTTGGTTAATAACAATTAGTTTATTTACATTAGTTGCACTTTTAATTAGTGTGACTTGGATGGTCGCAGTTGAAAATGGCTATGACAAAGGCTTTAAGAGTGGCTACAAGCGTGGCTTACAGGATGCCAAACAATCAAGTGTAAAGGTGGAAAAATTTACTGTTAGGACTCATCCGGCTATGCGCCAAAAGATGCTTGAAGCTGACAATGAGTATCTAATGGAAAAGGTTGTAAGTCTTTGGGATAAGGAAATGAAATGATAGATCTAACACAATATGAGGATGCTGCCTCACTTAACAGATGGTTTATCGCAAGCTTCCCTATGGGCAGAATAGATTTACAGCTGGTAGAGATCAATCTTGACAAAGGCATTGTTGTATTCAAAGGAAGTGTGTACAGAGATAGCAATGATGCAAACCCGGCTGTAACTAATTATGCAAAGGGTGAAAGGGATGATTACCCTGCCCACATGCGTAAGTGGGTTTTAGAAGATACAGCTACAAGTTGTATTGCTAGATGCCTTACATTGCTCAAGGGATCAAACAAGACTGCACCTAAAGAGTCAATGGCTAGAGCTACAAACTGGTCAGTAGAGCCAAAGGCCTCTTTGGACAAAGAGCTGTTGCAAGTTAATCCAGTACAGGCCTTGACCAGAGAGGTAGAAAATCTGACAGATCTGCGTTGTGCCGGCGGTGAGCGGATGCTGTACAAAGCCGGTATCTCTAAAACTACAAACAAACCCTTTGCCGGTTATGTCTGTACATGTGGTCAAAAGTGTGATCCTGTTTGGGGTACAGCTAAATCAGATGGCACATTTGTATTTAGGGAGTCGGTCAGTGGGTGACATGGAGATGATTGACAAGCATGGGGTCAAAGCAAAATTTACAGACAATGGTGTAGAGCTTGAGATAGTCAAGTGGTCAGACCGCTGCATAGCTTGTAATGACCCTAGGCTAATGCGTGAGGGCAATACAAAGGTCTGTGTTTGTTGTGGGTGTAGGCAATGAGCTTTGACTATCACAAGGCTATGTCCGAAGGCCATGAGTACAACAAGTTTATAGGGGAATTGCTACGCTCTTATGGCGTGCCCAATGTGGATGTGCCTGAGTTTAGTATTGCTACAACACATGAGAAGATTGCAGACAAAACTAAAAATGAGAAGGACATAATTGTTGATCAGCTTGTACTAGAGGTCAAGAGCATTGCTCAAACCTTTACAAATGCAGATGACTTTCCTTATGCCTTAGTCATTGTGGATACTCTGTATGGCTTTGATCAAAAGATTATTAAACCCTTTGCTTACATCTATGTCAGTCAAGTAACAAAAGAAACCTTTGTAATACCGGTATCAACAAGACAATTCTGGACAATTGCGACAATCTTTGATCATAAAAGACAGATTGAGGTTGAGTGTTACTTTGTAACTAAGCGGCACTGTAGGCCATTATTAGAGCTGATAGATATACTTTTAGAAAGGGCACATGAGCGAGCCGGTGAGATGCAATAAGTGTGGCAGCTGGATTATGAGGGATGATCCTTGCATAACCTGTCAGATGTTGGATGCAGCTAAACACGCAATCAATAGATAACTTGCAAAGGAAGGATTATCATGTTAAGTTACAACCGCTTTGTGGGGGCTTACACTGAAACTCAGTCATACCGAGTGTCACTGTCCAACCGATATAAAAAATTTTTTATATGGGGGTGGGGGGGCTTTCCTAAAAATCTAGTCACCCAAGTGTCATTATATGTAATACTAATAAACCTAATAAATATAAACCCAGTCTTTGCTAAACAAGATACAAAAACTTATCAAATGGAATACCTGCGACAATTAGAATACAGTGCAGATCAATATGATTGTTTAAGTCCACTTATCACAATGGAGAGCCGCTGGAATTTAAGAGCTGTCAATGGCTCACACTATGGATTACCACAAGGCCGGTCAAAATTCTTAGCTACAGCTGACTATAAGGCACAAATTACATGGCACACTAAATACATAAAACACAGGTATGGCACTGATAGGTTTGGTGTTGCAAACGCCTGTGGTGCATGGGCGCATTGGTTGATGAAGGGCTGGCATTGAAAGACACTGAGAAAATTACAATTGGTATCTGCTCACCGGGTTATGTAGTAACAGACTTTCTCACAAGCTTATTAGATGTAGCGAGATCTCAAAAGCAATTAGGTCAATTCATATCATTGCAAGGATCAGGTGTTATTAGTCGCCTGCGTAATCAAGTAGTTGCAACCTTTATGGAGAAGACCCAAGACGATTGGCTATTGCAGATTGACACAGATCAACGCTTTACAGTCAATGACTTTAAGAAACTTGTAGCTGCGGCAGATGCCAAGACCAGACCTATTGTGTCAGGTGTAGTGCATGGTGGCTGGGAAGTAGGCGAGGCATACCTTGAGCCAGTGCCTTGTATATTTAGAAAGGGTGAAGACAGTGGCTTATACGCATTACATGACTATGAGCCTGATAGCATTGTAGAGGTAGATGCAGCTGGGACAGGGGCTATCTTGGTACATAGATCCGTCTTTGATCGGTTCAGAAAAGAAGCTGATCAAACACACCAAGGAGATAAGTGGTGCTATTACCAAGACATGCCCTTACACAAAGAGTGGATAGGTGAGGATCTACTTTGGTGTCTAAGAGCTAAGAGCTTTGGCTATAAAATATATGCACACACCGGTGTACAGATGGAGCATCAAAGAAAGAATTGGGTAGGATTAAGACAACACGCAGACTTTGAAAGGTTTAGGCGTGCAAG